TTATTGGTTCAATGGACTTTGAATGTTATACTAGAGATCACGGTATCGTAAAAGGTACTTACGTCTGTACAATTGACAATTATCATCACGATCCAGACTATGTTGATTGGGCAACAAGTGAAAACCCTGCTGAACATAAGTCTCATAACCTAATTGAACTTGAAAATGGACAGTATGCACTGTATCCAAACAATAGATTACGTATCTTTGATAATAGTTTGACACCTGTTGATCCTAAGATGCCTGATTTTAAAGTTTCAACACAGTATTATCAGGTTGAAAATGGAAATGATCGACTTGGAATGGGTCGTGAAGATGAATACTTCTGGAAGACTGCCAAAGAACGTGAAAATACACCCGAAGAGGGTGAAAATAAATAGGAAATAGGGATAGCAACCCCTCAAAAAGTTCTGTTTTACTAAAAACAGGAGCAAAATGGCAAAGTATCACGTCGATAGAGATACTGAGTACATGTACAAGATGTGGGGAACCACTAGTTTGATTACAGACTATTGGACAAAACCTGCTAAACAGGCAAATGATGAAGATGTGAGTCACAATTTCACTCACCAAAACAGAATACATTCACAAATTCGTGATCACGAAGATCATGGGTGTCCAAATTGAACTATAGGGTATAAATAAATCTAGAAAATTAGTATCTGCTCACGAATGCCGAGGATCTCTCGATCATTTAAGGACATTAGTCTATCTTTTGACCCACACCCTGTGACGAAAGACCTCCCTGTGCTTACTAATGAGCGTGCAATCATTCGTTCTATTCGTAATTTAGTCGAAACCATCCCAACGGAAAGGTTTTTTAACCCTACGTTGGGAACTGATATTCGTAGAAGTCTATTTGAATTCGTCGATATCGGTACTGCACGTATTATTGAAGATCAAATTAACAATACTGTCAACTTTTACGACGATAGAGTCGCAAATTTAAGGGTTGAGGTTGATCCAAGACCTGATAGAAACAGTTTTGACGTTAAAGTGTTCTTCGATATCGTAGGTCAAGACTTTCCTGCACAACAGTTTTCATTCATATTAGAGCCAACAAGGTAAAATATGCCTTTTACACAGTTCACTAACCTAGATTTCGATCAGATCAAGACCCAAATCAAGGATTATCTCCGTGCAAATTCAAATTTCACGGATTTTGACTTTGAAGGGTCTAATTTTTCTGTTCTTATCGACACCTTAGCATATAATACGTATATTAATGCGTTTAATGCGAACTTAGTTGTCAATGAATCCTTCCTGGATGCAGCAACAGTTCGTGAAAATGTGGTGTCACTGGCACGAAACATTGGATATATACCACGGTCTAGAAGCGCCGCTAAGGCACAAGTAACGTTCAGCGTCAATACCACTACTACAAGCACGTTTTTGACCCTCAGAGCGGGTCTGGTATGCGTTGGAGCGTTTGATAACACTGCTTATCGCTTCTCAATTCCAGAAGATGTGACTGCAACCGTCGTAAACGGTGTTGCAACCTTCGGATCAACAGATCAACCACTCGAACTCCTCCAAGGATCCTTCTTATCAAGGCAATTTTTGGTTGACAAGAGCGTTGATCAACGTTTTATTCTTGATAACCCCAATATTGACTCTGCTTCAATTAGAGTTTTTGTAAAAGGGATCAATGACAGTGGTCTTGGAAGAGAATATAAGGTCGCTGACAACATTCTGAACCTTGATAAGAACTCTGAAATCTTCTTATTGCAAGAAGTACAGGATGAAAGGTATGAAATCCTGTTTGGTGATGGATATTTTGGCAGACCACTCGAAAATAACGCTGTAATAACCGTTAGATACATCGTAACTGACGGAAAAGCAGGAAATGGTGCTGCACGTTTTGATTTCCAAGGCAATTTTGTCGATGATTCGAATATTAGGGTCGTTCCTAGCGACACAATCACCGTTAATACCGTCCAGAAGGCGTCTAACGGCGGCGATATAGAGAATGTATCGTCTATTAAGTACTTCGCCCCTAGACTTTACTCAGCGCAGTACAGAGCGGTTACAACAAACGACTACGAAGCAATTATCCAGGACATTTACCCCAATACAGAGTCCGTTGCAGTGGTCGGTGGTGAAGAATTAAGTCCACCCAAGTTTGGAACCGTTCAGATTAGCATCAAACCAAAGAATGGAACGTATGTTTCGGACTTTGACAAGCAACGTATCCTCAATAAACTGAAAAAATACGCTATTGCTGGTATCAATCAAAAAATTATTGACTTGAAAGTACTATATGTGGAGATTGACTCCTCAATTTACTTCAATACAAGTCAAGTTTCCAATGTTGAAACATTAAAAACCAATGTAACATCAACTTTGGCAGAATATGCTCAAGATGTTGATATGAATCGCTTTGGTGGACGCTTCAAATACAGTAAAATCCTTCAACTCATTGATAGAGTTGACTCTGCAATCACTTCTAACATCACAAAAGTGGTTATTAGGAGAGATTTGAAGGTTTTGAGAAATCAATTCGCACAATATGAGTTGTGCTTTGGTAATCAATTCCACGTTAAACCAAATGGATTCAATATTAAGTCTACTGGATTCAGAATTGCAGGAGAATCTTCTGTTGTTTACTTAACAGACACTCCAAATATCGTTGCGGGTGGACCAGCAAATCCAGAAAGTGTAACAAATACCGCAGAAGCATCAAATGTTTTCCGTACAAGACCACAAAACGTAACTGCAACTACTGGAATTCTTTCGATCGTTAAGGTAGGAGAGAATGGTGAAAAATTCGTTGTTGCCAAAGATGCTGGAACAGTTGATTACAAGAAAGGAGAAATTATTCTCAACACTGTAAATATCGTAGATACAGTCGTTCCCGAAGATATTATTGAGATTCAAGCGTTCCCAGAATCGAATGATGTTGTTGGTCTCAAAGACTTATATTTGAGTTTTGATGTTTCAAATAGCAAGATAAATATGATTAAAGATGTGATTGCATCTGGTGAAGAAATTTCTGGCGTATCTTTTACAAGAGATTATTATACTTCAAGTTATTCAAACGGAGCATTAGAGAGGAAATAAAATATGTCTCATGTTGAGAAGAGAGTGGAACTCAATAAAATCATTGAGAGCCAACTTCCAGAATTTTTAATTGCCGAATTTCCAAAGGCAATTGAATTTTTCAAGCAATATTATATCTCCCAAGAGAATCAGGGAGGTAATGATGACCTTATCTCTAATCTTGACAGATATCTAAAAATTGATAATTTAGTTCCAGAAGTTGTTGTTGGTAAAACAACACTCTCTTCTGCGGTTAGTGATACAGATACGACTATTACCGTTGCTTCTACCAAAGGATTTCCAGATGACTATGGTCTTCTGAAAATTGATGATGAGATTATCACATATACTGGAAAGACTTCTACAACGTTTACTGGATGTATTCGTGGTTTTAGTGGTATTACTGGATATGAAAGTGGAATCCAGAATACTATCAGTACTGTAAATAAGGAATCCGTAGTATTCAGTGATACTGAGGCAGCAGCACATACTAATACTAGCACTGTAATCAATTTAAGTGTCCTGTTTTTACAGGAATTTTATAAGAAATTAAAAAGAACATTTGCTCCTGGATTAGAAGAGCAAACTTTTGTTGAGGATCTTGATGTAAGTACCTTCCTCAAATTTGCAAGAAATTTCTACCAGTCTAAGGGTATTGAAGAGTCGGTTAAAATCCTCTTCAAAGTTCTTTATGGTGAGGAAGCAAAAGTATTAGATCTTGAAACTAGATTAATCAAACCATCTTCTACTGATTTTGTCAGACGTGAGATTGTTATTGTTGAGGCACTTGAAGGAGATCCATTCAAGTTAGAGGGTCAAGCATTATATAAATCAACAGATAAAAAAACAACTCCTTCTGCAACAGCATCTGTTTCGGAAGTAGAAATTTTTACAAGAGAAGGAAAATCATACTTCAAACTTGGTCTGTTTGTTGGGTATGATGATCAGAGTAACATTGAAGGTACTTTTGAAATTCCAGGATTTAGTAAAGTTCTCAAAACAGTACCAGTTGGTGGTACTGTAATCACTGTTGACTCTACTATCGGATTCAAAGAAGCAGGAACAATTATCTGTGACGGCAATACAATTACATATACTTCAAAGTCAATTAACCAATTCTTTGGTTGTAGTGGAGTAACAAAACAGATTGATGTATCAGATGAAGTAAGAGACGACACCTTTGTTTATGGATATGCTGATGGTGATGAGTCTCAGATTATCAAAGTTCGTATCAATGGCGTCCTTAGTGATTTTGTAGGTATTAATGATATTTCAAGAGTAGAAGTTGGTGAAGAAATATCAATTCAATCTATTGGTGAAGTTATTAGAAATAATGGTATTGATAATACCTATAAAGAAATCTTTGCAAATTCTTGGATTTACAATACGAGTGCTAGATTCAACGTATCTGACATCAATGGATCTACATTTACTTTATCAACAGAAGACATTGATAAGTCAAGTTTAAAAGTTGGTGATAAGGTTGATATATTAGTTGGACAATCTCAAATAATTGCATCAGCAGATGCAGAGGTTTCTAGCATTAATACAACAAATAGACAGGTTGTTCTTAATAACATCTCTGGATTTGTTGGATTAGCATCGGTTAGCTATACTATCCGTAGAAAAATTGAAACTGCGTCTAGTAGTAATATTAATCTACTGGCAGGTAATGATACATATTTTTCAAATATTCAAAACGTTTATACATCTGATACAACTGATGAAGCATATGTTGCATCATCATCACTTCCAAAGTATGAAATTAATGAAGAAATTATAGAATCTTCACTTCCAAATGGTTCAGATAATAATCTTGAAGATCTTAACGTAGTCAAAAAAACATATAGTACAATTAAGTTTTCATCGAACGTTAAGTTCATTACTGGTGATAGAATTGTATATACGTCAGATAATCCTCTCGGTGGTTTAGAATCTGGTGAAAGATATTTTGTCTTTGTTTCTGCATCAAACAAAATTAGACTCTATATTTCACGTTCTTTGATTGGTGGTTCTCAGTTTGTAGAGTTAAAGCCAAATACGACAGCATCGGTTCATAGATTTACACTTGAAAAGCACAGAACAAGAGTTCTTTCTCCAAACAATATTCTTAGAAAATTCCCACTAAAAACTCCAGACAGGAATGCTGTTTCTGATAGCAGAGGAACTCAGGGTATTGGTATTCTTGTTGATGGTGTTGAAATTTCAAGTCCAGACTCTGATGATAGAATTTACTATGGACCTCTTTCAGATTTTGAAGTGTTTAATGGTGGAAAAGACTATGACGTTGTAAATCCACCTCAAATTGAAATATCTGCTGGTACAGGAACAACAGCACTTGTAGAACCAATTATTGAAGGATCTGTAAAACAAGTATTTGTTGACCCTCAGGACTTTGATGTTCAAAATATTGCATCTCTTTCTATAACGGGTGGTAATGGTTCTGGGTGTGTTCTGCAACCAGTGATGGCACAACGATTCAGAGAATTAGAATTTGATAGCAGACCACTTATTCTTGGTGGTGGTATCGATATTACAGATGAAACTATTACATTTAAACAGCAACACAAACTCCGTGACTTCCAACATCTGATTTACAATCAAAATGGAAATGATCCAATAACAGTTGTTGAAGGAGGAACACCAGGAACTCTTGTTAGTGGAGATGAATATGTTGCAAAGTTTGTAAACACATCTACAATCAAACTTTTCAAAAGTGATTCAGACGCTATATCTGGTATCAATACTATTGGTCTTACCACTACTACTAATGCATCTGGTATACACAAGTTCAGAACACTTTCACAAGGCACTTTAGCAAAAGTTGAAGTTATTGAACCTGGTAGTGGTTATCAGCATAGAAAGTTAAGAGTAAAACCAGAAGGAATTTCTACTGATTATGATCAGATTGAATTTAAGAATCATGGATTTAAGACTGGTGATGTAGTAAATTACTCTTGTACTGGGACTGAGATTGTAGGTTTATCTACGTCAGACAGATACTCAATCTTTGCATTGAATGAAGATACCTTCAAACTTATCAATGTCGGCATTGCAGGAACTGTCACAACAGATTTGGTAAGACAAAAGTTTGTAGATATTCAGTCAAAAGGAAGTGGATATCATATCTTCAAATATCCAGAAATTGAGGTAAATGCAACAGTATCTTTTGGATCAAGCATTACTGGAACATTTAAGTTTACTCCCGTTATTACTGGTGAAATTATTGATGCATATCTTTATGAAAGTGGTGTTGGATATGGTTCGACAATACTGAATCTCCATAAGAAACCACTAGTAACATTAAAGAATGGAAAGAATGCACAGTTAAATCCAGTTATTTCAAATGGTCGCGTTGTAGAAGTACAAGTATTGAGCGGTGGTAGTGAGTACTTCTCTTTACCAGAATTAGTAGTTACTGATTCTAATGGAACTGGAACAGGTGCAATTCTAAGACCAGAAATTTCTAATGGTAGTATTGTAGATGTTGTAGTTATCAATGGTGGTTTGGGATATGATCCAAACTTCACTACAATTTTTGTAAGAAATAGAGGTTCAAATGCAATATTCAATGCATCTGTTAGGGACCTTCATGTAAATGATGTTGAAAGATTTGGTAAGTTTGCCAAAACTAGAACTCCTAAAATTTTCTCAAATGTCTATGAGAATGACACCCAAGATTATCTGTCATTCTCAATGTATGGATATTCCACAGATCTTGCTGGAAAATTAAATGACACTCTTTCCAATCACTCACCAATTATTGGATGGGCATATGATGGAAATCCAATCTATGGTCCATTTGGATATAAAGATGGAACTACTGCTACTGGTGTAAGCATCATTAATCCTGGATATGTATTAGATTCCACAGGTGTCTTTGATAGACCTCCTGTTACTACTTTTGCAGAAGGATTCTTTACAGAAGATTATAAGTTTACAAATTCTGGTGATCTGGATGTTCATAATGGCAGATTCTGTAAAACACCAGAATTTCCTAATGGAGTATATGCATACTTCGCTGGTGTAACAACAAGTTTAAGTTCAAATACTTTGGAACCAAAGTATCCATATTTTATTGGAGAAACTTTCCAATCTAAGTTTGATAAAGAAAACCTAATATTGGATCAAACTTTTGACTTTAATAATTCTTCTTTGGTTAGAAACACATATCCATATAAGATTGCCGAACCAGAAGCAGATTATGATTTCCTCGATGAAGGATACGAATCTTTCAGTCAAAAGAGTTTCGTTACAGCAGTGTCCAAAGGATCTATTGAACAAATAGATGTCATTGAAGGTGGTACGGGATATAAAGTCGGTGAACTTGTTAGGTTTGACCAGGAAAATACTGGAGGAACGGGATTAAGTGGTGAAGTATTAGAGGTTACTGGTAAGGATATCTTATCACTTTCTACCGAATTGGAAAGATATGATAATGCAACTTTCATCAGAGATAACAACAGACAAGTATCTGCATATTTCAGAGATGGTTTTGATCTTAACAACAATGATGTGGTTTATGTAAGTGGACTTTCCACTTCAATCGCCAATCTTTATGGAAATCATAATATTGGTATTGGCACAGAGAATGTTTCTCTTGCAGCAACGATGTCTTCTTATACCGCAACACCTGGTGGTATCACTGAGGATATTTTTGTCTCTACTATCCCCCAAGTATCAATTGGAAATAGTCTAACAATCCACTCATCAAATGGTGGGAAAGAAATTGTTAGAATTCTGAATAACTATGGCAATGGTATTATCAGAGTTCAGAGATTTGCTAGTGCTGGTGTTGCACACACCTTCTCCAGTAAAGTTAACGTAAGACAGGAAAGAATTGCTATTGCTGCAAGAACACCTGAATTTAAATCTGAACGAAATAGTTTAGTTTACTTCAACACGAAAGAATCTGTTGGTCTTGGAACAACTTCTGGTGGTGCAACTTCCAAGACTAGAACCGTTGGTGGAATACAAAATACCGTCTCTATCCCACATCAAAGCATTTATATTCCAAATCATCCGTTCAAGACAGGTGAGCGTTTGACATTCACAATGTCACCAAAATCTGGTGTAACCGCTCTGATTTCAGGTAATGATGACACCAACACTAATACTTTTACAATTCCAGATCAAACTACTAGAATTTCAGAAGTATTTGCAATCAGTAAGGGCACAGATTATATTGGACTTACGACTCAGGTAGGATTAACTACCAATACTGCTGGATTATTCTTCTACAGTGATGGTGCAGATAATAATGAATACTTACTAACTACAAATAAAACTCAAGTTACAGGTGATGTAGATAGAATTGTAACAACAGTAAGCACAGGTTCATCCCACGGATTACAGGATAAGGACTCAATTTCCTTAACTGTAAAACCAAATGTTGTTGTTGGTGTTGGAACAACTGCTGCACTTACACTGAGATTTAATGATGAGCATAAGCAGTTGATTGTTAATCCAGTTGGAGTTAATTCAACTAATATCAATACTGTAACAAATCAGATTACAATTTCTGATCATGGATTCAAAACTGGTGATAAAGTTTTCTATGAAAGTTCCGAAGTTGCTTCTGGATTAAC